AGTTCATCAAATCCATTATGGAATACTGGGGCAGCTTATTTTTACGAAGCATAATAAAATAATAAAACTACATAATTAGGGAAGTATAAATAGTATTATACTTCCTTTTTTATTGGAGATGATATATGGCGCAACCAACAACTAAAGCTGATTTTATTGAATTTTGTTTACGTAAATTAGGTAAACCTGTAATTGAAATAAACGTTGATGATGATCAAGTAGATGATAGGGTTGATGAAGCATTATCATATTATGCTGATTATCACTTTGATGGTACAACTAAAGAATATTTCAAATGGATAATTACTGATGCTGATAAAATAAACAGGTATTTAATTGTACCAGAAAATATAATTGGTGTGATTAATATATTCGATATAGGCGATGGTCTATCCACAAATAATTTATTTAATATAAGATATCAAATTGCATTAAATGATTTATACGATTTAAGTAAACATGATTATATGTTAACAAGTTATTATATGAATATGCAGAATATCCAATTTATGGAAGAGATTTTAGTTGGTAAACAACCTCTAAGATACAACAGACACGTTAATAGATTATATATTGATATGGATTGGGATAAAGTTAATACTGGGGATACGATAATAGCAGAAGCATATCAAGTTGTAGATGGAACAACATACACAGATATTTGGAAAGACAGGTGGTTACAAAATTATGCAACAGCAAAGATTAAATATCAATGGGGTACTAATTTAACAAAATTCGAAGGAATGCAATTACCTGGCGGAGTAACATTTAACGGAACTGCAATACTAAACGATTCTTTAGAAGAAATAAGAAGACTCGAAGAAGAAATGACATCATCATATAGTTTACCTGTAACAGATATGATTGGATAGATTAATGCCAACTAATGTGTTCTTTAATAATTTTGGGGCTAGTTCAGAGCAATTATTGATTGAAGAATTGATAATTGAATCCATAAGAATATATGGACATGATGTTTTTTACTTACCAAGACAAACTGTTGACCTTGATGATGTATTCAATGAAGATACATTGACAAAGTTTGACGATACTTATTCAATTGAAATGTATATAAAGAATGTTGAAGGTTTCGATGGTGAGGGAGATTTTGTTTCAAGATTTGGTTTAGAGGTAAGAGATAGAATTACATTTACTGTATCAAAGCGTAAGTTTGAAGAAGACATAGCTTCATTAACATTCGTGGAGCGTCCTAAAGAAGGGGATCTTATATTTTTTCCATTAAATAAAAAAATGTATGAAATTAAATTTGTAGAGCATGAAGCTATATTTTATCAGATGGGACAATTACAAACATTTGATATTATATGTGAGTTGTTTGAATATAGTCAAGAAGAATTCAATACAAATATACCTAATATTGATGTGATTGAAACTAGAGAATCTATACCAGCCGCTATGGCTAGATCATATATAGCAACAGAAGCTAATAGTAATATAGTAACACAATCTGGAATAGAAATAATAAACGATGGATTCAGTATACGTGATACAGATCCAACAGATCGTTCGGATGAATTTGAATCAGAAGGTTCTGGAATAATTGATTTTAGTGAGAGAAATCCATTTGGAGTAATTGAATAATGTTAGGAAATAAGTTTTACAATGGTGTACTCCGTAAATATATCGTATTGTTTGGAACACTTATTAACGATATAGAAATAGATAGAGAAAATTCAGCAGGTACAGTTGTCCAATCAATAAGAGTTCCAGTTAATTATGGACCCTCACAAAAATACTTAACAAGAACACAAGAAGATCCGACTCTTACAAGACAAGTTGCAATACAACTTCCAAGAATGTCTTTTGAGATGACTGGATTTAATTATGATTCATCTCGAAGATTAAACCCTACAAGAAAATTTTCTCAGACAACAACAGGATCTGTAAATACGATAAAGTCAGTATTTACTCCAACACCATTTGATATTAATTTTCAACTAAGTATTATGGTAAAGAATGAAGAAGATGGATTGAGAATAATTGAAAATATAATACCATTCTTCACTCCTGAATACACTGTCTCATTAAAATTGTTAGATGATATGGATATGCCTTTTGATATTCCTATTGTGTTTCAAGGATTTTCTACTGAAGACACTTATGAAGGGGACTTTGAAACAAGAAGAGCTATTGTCCATACACTAGAGTTTGTTGTTAAAGGATATTTATTTGGACCTGTATCTTCAAATGCTAGTATTATCACTCTTGCGAATACAAACATATTTGAAGATATAAATACTACAAGTGCTTTTAATACATCAAATGCAAATCCAATTAATGGAGATCGTATTGTAATAACACCTGGTTTAGATGCAAATGGTGATCCAACGACAAATGCATCTATTACAGTCGATAGATCGCAAATTGATGTATCTG